CGCGGCCTCTGCATAACACGCGGCATAACCTGCTAGGTCCAAAGCGCCGTCGTAGTCTGGCTTATGCGATAACCTAGCAATCTTCAGTAATGCCATCATAGCGCAAACGTCGTGCGGCTCTATGCTCTTACGTCGCTCAAGATAAATATTCCAAAGCGCTGCAGTTTGTCCGAAATTACTTTCAACACTCCCGTAATCCTCAGAGCGTCGCCCATGTAAAATCTTGTTTGCTTCCTCAAGTAATCCTGCTCGTATTGTTTTAGTCACTGCTCTTTCTCCTTTTTAATCTGCATTGCTCTAAACTTAATCGCTTGCTTTTGTTCGTCCGTCCAACTTGGAAGCTTTACCCCTAGCACCTTCGAGCGATCCCAGAAGCCGCGCAACTCCTCCAAATCGGTTATACTCGCAAGCTTACTTTCAAAGCTCCGCAACCTGCTAAATTTATTAGTTCCACGCGGCACGATCCGAGCCTCTCCAGTGCGTATCATTTCTTGCAATTGTGCATCATCTATTTCTTGCATCTGCTCTCCCTTTTTAAAAGCTAACGTCTAGTCTAAAAAATCATCTCCGAGGTTATGTGAATGTGAAACCAAGGAACTATGGTTTTCACATTTTTCACATTTATATACCTTTGCATGTGAATTGAATGTGAAACCATGTGAAAAAACCTCATAAGCCATTGTTTTTATTACCTCTTATTTTTCACATCAATTCACATACTTTCACATACCCATGTGAAAACCTATGTGAAAACCATGTGATTTGCCCTCCAACTTTTCACATAGTTTTTCATATAACTTTACCATCATTCTTATATCATTTGCGACCTTCATTTTCACCTCAATTCACCCCATTTCAACCCCGTTAAAACCCTAGTTTTTCATCTTGCCATGCTTACCTAAAAACCAAAGCAAATCGCCATTTATCACAATTTGCCCATTCTTTTCCATAGCCGTGATAGTGTCTCTCCAAGTGCCGTTTTTATCTTTATTTGCGATTTTGCCTTTGAATATTTCTTGCGCTGCCCACACCTGCACGCACCAAAATTTACCTGCTTCTGGGAATCCCGTGCCTGCTGGGTTGCTTTCCCCCCTCCCATCACCGCGCATTTGCTGATAGGTTTCCAATAGCTTTTTGTGATTTTGTGAGGTGATAGGCTTAATTCTGGAATCTTTTAAATCATTGCTTTCTGCCTGCTCCACCACCACGGTTGTGACTTGATCCCCGTCCTCATCCTCACCCAATTCACGCATTGAAAGCTTAAAGACAAATTCTTTTCCTGTCTCCAGATCACGCTGCTTAGTTGTTTTTGCTACCCGAATACCATTATCTTTATCATGTTCTAGCTCAATTTCAGCATCAGTTGCCGCACGAAGCGAGCTATGCCCCCTAGCACCAGCGCTTACATTTTTCCCTGAGTGATGCACAAACATAACATGCGCCCCTGTATATTCTCTTAATAAATCGCTATGTTTTATTACTGCGGTCATATCTTCTGGCCCATTTTCGTTACCCCCAGCCATAGCGCGGCTAAGTGTATCCACGCAGAGCAACTGCAACGGCCCATGCTTTTCTTTTATTTCTTTGCAAAGTAGCGCCACCTCTCGCAAATTTGCGTCTTTATTTAGCAAATCAACGGGTGATGGTCTTACATATAGCGGCGCTTCATCTACTTCATATTTTTCACGCAGCGCCCACACCCTATTATAATACGACAGCCCACCTTCTAGGGCCAAATACAAAACTGGCCCTTGATTTACTCTATTGCCATGCCATTCAAGACCAGCCGCGATACAAAAGCACGCATCTAGACACATAAAGCTTTTCCCTGAGTTGCTTGGTCCATATACAACGCTCATCTGCCCCTTACTAATCCAATTCTTGATAATGTAATTATTCTTTAGAATTGGCTTTGCTTGACTAGGTGAGAAAACCGTATGCATGAGGCTAGACCCATTTTCATCCGTTTGCTCACTCTGTTCGACCTCTGAGGCGCTCTGCTGTTCATTTACCTGCTTAAATATTTCCTCTGCGCTCATGTGTTTTTCTTTTTTATATTCTTCTTTACTTGGGTTTATTTCCTGACCGTATGCACGCACGGCATTAGCTAAATCATCGTTATGCTCGTAATGCACAAACAAGCTAAACGCATCGCCCCAACAATACGCAGTAGCACCATCGTCTTTGTTATTGCCTACCCCTGCGCTAACATCTGAGCCTGACAAGCTTACCCAGTGATCATCAAAGTTTTTCGTGGCATAGCTTCCTGTTGACTGATAGCGCGACCTCCAGCTATTACCGTTGCCTTTTTGCTCATATCCGTATCGCAAGAACAATTCTTCTATGCTATGCCGAGCATTAAATTCCTCTATTGGGCTAACCAAGTTTGGGTTTTCTGCAAGTTTTCTTTCTCGCTCTGCTTTTCTTTTCTCTCGCTCTACCTCAATTTCTGCTTTTATTCTTTCTTGTTCTGCGCTTTGCATTTTAGCACGCACCGCAATTGCATGATTATCCGTTATATCAAGCGCAGCCTTGCCTTTTACTATTTTGCTTTCGTAAAAATTTGGATTGCCGTGCTCATCTCGTTTTTCTGGTGGTACGTTTGGTAAATATATAACTTGCCCATATCTTGCTAAAACATGATCTGGATTTATTCCCTCATCTTCTAGCAGATCAAAGAAAGCTTTTTGATACTGGCTGTATTGCTTACCGCTAAGTTCATTCTTTATCGGGATAAGCACACGCCATTTGCGATTATCTGGCTCTGCGCTGCTAGATGAGTAGGCCACCATATAGCAATCGCCTATGATAGCCTCTACTGAGCCAAGCACAAAATCTATGCTATGGTTGCCATCATCCACATCAATTGCAAGCATGTGATACTTACCGTGCTCTTTTTGAGCTTGGTGGCATCTCCCGTCATGCTCTTTATAGCTACTAGGTATAATGAAAGCTGCATCTAGTTTTGTTGTGCTTTGTGGCGTTTCAGCTAATTCTTTTATTTCTTGCCAGCCTATGCCTTCATATTTTTCTTCTGGCTGATTTATTTTTGTATCGTAACTGCCATTGGCTTTTAAAAAGGTAATGCTCATTTTGGCTTTACCTCATGTGGAGTTTTCTTACTACCTTGCCAAGTAACAAAGTACATTTTGTTTTTAGTTATTTCTTGTTTTGGATAAATATTAAATATGTTTTGCTCTGCAATCGTGAGTCTGAATTTATCATAATCAATGCAAATAAATCCTACGTTAAAATTACCTGCGATACAGGCAATAATATTATGCTCGTGATTTCTTTTTGAATTATAAGGTACTGGCCCAATAAACACGGGTTGCTTGATAATGCTTGCGTAGCTTGATGCCTGTGCAATCGCAGCGCCCATAAGTTTCTTTGATGAAAGATCAGGTTTGACCTCTATTGGATAGCAAAGCCCATCATGCTTAATAACTAAATCTAGTCTAAGTTTTTTGCTTTTAAGCGTATATTGTTTTCTATATTCTAGCTTAAATCTCTCAAGTGCTTCATAAACGCTACATTCTGCGTCTTTTTCTGCCTCAAATACTGGATATAGTGGCCTTGCGCCTTCAAAGCTATTGTTAATTACTTCATTATCTTGTAGCATTTCCTCAATCCTTCGGTTTTTTTCATTGGTTTTACCAAGGGTTTTTTACCTCGCCCCAAGCGTGAACTGCTCCGCTTGGGGCATTTTTTTGCAGTGCTAAAATGGAATTTCGTCGTTCAGCCCATCATCTGCATCTTTACCATCTAGCAAGCCACCTGTCGGATCAGCGACTATTTCACTAGGCTTTGGCGCATCACTGGCGCTAAATCCATTTGTTTTAGCAAATGGGTCATCCACATCGCCTTGTTCTGCAAGCTCAAGCACTTGTACACCTTTCAGACGAAAGCTTACCCCAGACACGGCCCCTGTGTTATAGGCAAAGAGTTTGCCCCACACGTTTACCTTGCTACCTGTTGTAAGCTCAAAGCCTACAGGCAAGCTATTGCGCTCTGCATCTTTCTGCAGGGGTGGTCTTGTAGCTTCACCTGAGTAAGCCCCTTTCAGCTTTGCCTTACCTGTGAAAGTTTCACCTGTGTCTTTATAAGGCAAATAAGTTGGATCAGCTTTCCACTTTTTCTTTGTGTCTGCATCTGCTGCTTCTTTGTACACTTTTGTGCATATTTTATCAAAATCTATGCAGGTTTTCTTATCTAGCTCGAAGTCTATTGTATATGCAGCACCATCAGCTAGTGCGTCACATGGCACACTTTTGCTTTGTTCTGAGCTAAAGTGGTAGGTTCTGTTTAGCTTTGGATATAGTGCCTTAACATTGCTAAAAACTACATCACCGTTGTCTAATATCTTCATTGGTTTCTCCTAAGTTAAAATGGTTCTTCGCCTAGCTCATCTTCGAGAAAGGCAGGCAGGTGGATAACATTAACATCATCCCATCCTGTGTCAAACTTGCCGCTTGATTGAGCATCAACAAGTTTTTGCATTGCCTGATACATGCGTTTTTCTGCATATTTCAGATACAATTCTGATAATTCGTGTACTGTAGCTACGCCAGTATCGCCGTTCACAGCTATGAAATAAAACTTGCTGCAAGGCATTTCGCTTTGGCGCATGCACATTAAATACCAACACGCCTGTAAATCATAATGATACCGAACTACCTCTTTCTCCCACTCTCTTGGCGTAGTCGCTTTGGTTTTCTTTATGTCTAGTATGATGCCTTGCTCACCTTCTGCAGTTGGCATTAGCAATCCATCTGGTCTGCACTTCACGGCTAATTGAAATTCCTCAAGGTAAGTAAGGACACTCGCTTCAGCAACAAAGTTTTCCTTCTTGACCGACTCACGCAATAATTTGCATGTATCTAGCGCAATAGAAGCAAGCTCCTGTGCTTCATCGTACTCGCCTTCAGTCACAAGTATCTTGCCTTGTCGCTTAGCACGTTCTTCCATCTCAGCCCATTCTTTACGCTTGAGCCTGTTCGGTAATCCACGCATGTACTCCTCTTTGTGTGGCTCTAATATCATGCTATGCAGCATAGACCCCATACGCATTGCAGGTGTTTCCTTGCGTGGCTTGTCTTGCTTGATTGCCCAATGCAGTACACTCGTTGCAGCAATCTCTTTTATATCGCTGGAGCTAATATGTGGGTGCTTAGACTTATCGTGGTAGTCTGCATTGCTCATCTCTAGATCAACTTTAGTGTTCATGTTCTGCTCCGTTCATACCTGTCTCGCACGGCATATATTTGCCTTACACGCTCTCGCGATATTCCATATTTATCCCCAATGCTTTGTAAAGTTTCGCCCTTGCTGCGTTTTTCATAAATTTCTTCATTTCGTTGAATTAAACTGGCGTTTTTTGGGAATAGTATTCTGTATCCATGCTCTTTAGGTGTCATTCATCAGCTCCCTCACCACCCAGCAAAACGTGTGCAGGTCCATTTCTAGCCTACCGTGCTCTGGCGGTTCTGTTTTAAACTCATAGCCAGATTGATATGCTGCAAGCACATCTATAACAAACCTGATGGGCTTTCGGTCATACTTGTAAACTAGGCATGGCAGTTTACCAGCACGTTTAGCTGCTGCGTCTGCCTGATCCCACCAAGCTGCAGCACCACCCACAGCGCCTTTAGAATATCGCTTTGCTTCTATCATAAATGGAAAGCTTTCATCGCTGGGTATGAGATCACCATGCTCACTTTCCCGATACTGCTCTAAGTCTCTTTTGAAAGATATGCCTAGCTCAAGTTCCAACTCGTAGGCTAGTTGTCTTTCAAATGAAGCTCCCTTGTTGCGCCCGTTGACCATCAGTCGGCCTTGGGTTCTGTCAAGTTTATATCATGCTTTGCTAGGTATTCTCTGATTGCGTTCTCAGCTATTACTGATTTGCTCATGCGATTTCTTGCTTTGAGCGCATCCATGCCTGCGTTTACATCATCTCGCAGTCGTAACAGCACTTGCTTTGTTTCTATCTTTTGCATGTCATCTCCTTTTTATATAATTTTGGTATTGACATGATATGATCTATCAGTCATATTGATATGTGTCAACAGATAAAAAGGATAAACCAATGAAAAAGATTGACGAATATAAGATAGCCTACGAGAGCGCTGCATATCTTGCGGAAGAAGCGCGACTCAAAGCGGCTACTCATCAAGCCAGCTTAAGACTGAGTGAGATAGAAGCCATTTGCCAATCCATAGATCACATGAATGTTCTAGTCGATGATGTGGTCAAGAATTTTAAGGTAAGCAAATGAACTACTGCAAAGAATGTGATGGGTGGGGTGAGGTTACTGTAGAGTTATCCAAGCCTCACGGGTTCAGCCGTGATTGCGGTTATTTAGATACAGACAAGCAAGCCTGTGAAGCTTGCGAAGGAACAGGAGTAGCAGATGAAAGCTAAACTACAGACCATAGCCATAGCGCTGCTAACTGGCGTGGTGGTTCTAGCTTGGATAGGAGTGGCAACACATGGATAACCAAGAAGGCAACCTCAAGTACATGGTTAAGCGACTTGAGCGTAAGATAGACATAATGCGTGCTGACTTTATTTCTCAGGACAATTACCGCAAGTATGACACGGATGAAATGATGTTATTGCTGCATAAGATTAAAGAGGAGCTAGGGTTAGATGAACAATAAGATAGTAGAGGATTTGTTCAGCGCAGACAAAGCTGAGAGGCGCAGAATATTATATGAAGAAATGTATAAAATTAAGTGGGAAGCTCTGAGAAAGGACGAGAGAGATGATCAGCGAGAGAAGCGCAACCTGCATAGACCAGCAGGGTTTATTGCAGCAAGGGAATAATCGTGGGGCAGTCACGGGGAAACGCGGTCAACCAGAGTAGTGACGAAAACTGCCCCGACATAATTTTATAAAACCAATGAGGAGATTACAATGATTAAATATTTCACCTTCATGGTGCTCACTTATTTTATCCAAGGTGAGCAAACTACGCATAACATAGTATTCCCTAGCTACGACGCTTGCAGCCACTCTAAGGAGGCTATGTACGCTATAATGGAATATCAGCATGATGATGTGCTAATTTACTGTAAGGGCACTCAGGTGGCTTCTAACGAGCTTGTGAAGCCTAAGCCAAGACCCTATCTAAGCCATTGATAGATTTTCTTAGTTTCTTTATTCCGATGGTCCAAGCCAGTATAGCCACCGTTGACGCGCTTAGTAATTTTCTTAATCACATCATCGCTTACGCCTTCTCTAGCAAGTTTGAACAAGCCATTGCTATTGAAGAACCATATTGCTGTATCGAAAGCATACTCCTTCTCTAGCAGGGATGGGTCATTGATAACTTCTGGCTTACCCATGTCTGCAGCAAATGCTTTTGTATTATTATATCCAGTAAGCTGCAGAAAACCTCTGCCAATATACAGGCTTGCCATGCTGGGATTTTCATTGCCCATTCTGCCAACGTAAACCTTTTCAGCGAGTGCTTTGGGATTACGTGCATACGGCTCTGCACTTTCCTCAGTTGGGAAACGACTAGGCCAAACCTTCATCATGGCTTCCGCTGAGTAGTTTAGGTTTTCTTTGACATACTTGAACGTACCGCTTTCATGCACAACTTGACCTAACAAGTGCGCACCTTCCTCTGGAGATAGATCATAGTGCTGCACAATTGCTCTAGCCGTGTTAGGCCCAAATGAGCCATCTGGCTTACAGCCGCACTTGTCTTGCAGTAGTTTTAGCGCTTCACTCATTGTTATTCTCCACAGGTTTCATTCCCCACTGCCGCGTATAGCCAAATTCTTCATAAGCTGCAGCCCAGCGATTTTCTGTAAACGTGGCAAACGATATAAGCATCTCAGTATCTGTGTATAACTGATCTACCCATTCGCTGTTCTCTTTCACCTGTGCCTCAAGATGCTCAATCCTGTGCGCTTGGTCTGACACCCACCACACACCAGCTACGATTTGCGCGATCATAGCTATGACAAGCGCTAGAGGTACTTTTAAGTCACTCATTTGGCTACACCCTTAAACTTCTCAAAGCTACGCATACCACCAAGCCCAAGCATACCAAGCAGAACAGTCATTAAGCTGCTCATGTCAAACTCAGGTAATGGTGGGTGCTGCACATCAAGCCAGCCCGTTATAAACAGCGTAACTGGTAAGCCTAGAAAGTGCCAAAATAGTGCAAGGCCGCATGTCCACCCCACAAAAGGACGCCAGCCAGCAATAAAAATATTGCGAGACTTAGCTTCTTCTTTGTTAATCTCAATTTGCCCACGGGCAAGTTCTTGGGCATGTCTTTCAGCCATTGTAGATATTTCATGTGCGAGCCTCGCTTTCTCATCTTTATCTTCAATTACTTTGTCTAAAATACCGCTGACAGGGCCAACCAGTTTACCTAATAGGTCTATCATTTTTTCATTGCCTTTTTTTGAGCAGTTTTGCTTAGTTCGTTTAGGTGAAACAACCGTTTGCTATTTGCAGTATGTCTTAATCCTGTATGCAAAGAGCCATCTGCCATTTTGTGCATACCGCCTTTGTGCTCAGTACCGTTTCTTAAATAATGTTTTACGCCTTTAGCCATTTTCACCCTCCATTTTTACACTTGCTGATTTACCATTTGCCTTTGCGCTGTAGGCATTGAAGCCCATGAACGCCCCCACTACCGCACTGGCACTGAGGACATAGACTGATGCAACATCTGTGATTAAACTTGCTGCTTTATCAAACCCAAGGACAGAGGCAAGCAAGATAAAAAAAGGATAAACCAACATTCCTGCTAATGCAAAACCAGTGAATCTACGTTCTGAATTGCGCTTTAAATCCTGATCGACCATCTCCAATCTGGCCCGTTCGAGCTTCAGATTATCCCACTCATTTCTCTCTATGACCCCATTTTTATTGGTGTCTACTCTATCAAACTCTGTCATTTATTCGCCTTCGCATATGCAATTGCTATTCTTTTTTCCCGTGTGATTATAACAACTTTACCAGATTTGTCATATATTATGTATTTTCCGCGAAATTCTCTAAATGTCACAACTCTATTTGAATACAGACTATTTTTGAACTGTCGTTTGTGACAAGAACTTTAGCTTCTTCTTTGGCTATTTCGCAAACTTCTTTTTTAGTGAAGCTGTCAACATGATAGTGTTGAAATTCATTACCACTAGCTGTACTAGTTGTTAATTGAATCCATAATAATACCCACATCTACCACCTACCTTGCTTGCTGCCCCAAAGATAAAATAACCCAAACAATACAGCAGCACCTATACCAAATATAACAAACCCTATTGCAAAGTTTATCATAGCATCTATTTGCTCTTGCTTGCGGTAAAGCTCATCTTTTCTTTGTTTTCTCATTTGAGCCTCTATTGATAAAACTTCTTTCCATGCGCTAGGACCATACGTCCAACTGATATGGTCTTTTATCTCAGCCCTCATTTGCTCCATCTTTTTTTTATTAGCAAAGATTTCTATGGCTGTTTCTTCATCAGAACCTCGGAAAGTCTTTTTCCAGAAAGGAGGGTCTTTTTCTCGCTTTTCTATTTCGTTAAAATCGCTGAAGGCTTTGCCCCAAGTAGACAGTTGACTTGTCATATCTTGAAAATCACGCCCTGCACTTACTGCACCCTTCAGTGCTTTGAACGCTCCTGTCGCTAAAGCTACGCAGCTAACGGGGTCCATATCTTAGCTCATAAAGGTCATTCGCAGCAAGAGTAGTAAACTTGCACCGCTAATGCCTATCATAATCGCTTCCATGCGTTTGATACGGTTGTATAAATCCTTGAACTGTATTTTCATTTCAGTCTTTATCTCCGCAACTTGAATTTGCAATTCGTCTATACGCTCATGCGCTGATGATACTGTACGTTTATCCATTAATATGTGCCTTCCCAAACTCTTAAGTCACGAAATTCATTACTCATAAGTTTGCGTTTTAACACATCTTTGACAGCTTGTGTATCTGTCCACTGCACACCAGCTTCCTTTAGCCACACATTGAGCAACGCCATATCTACATTACCGACATGCTTATAGTCAGAGCCAAAGCTATTCTGTGTCACTTCTCTGGCCTGCTGAGCGTCTTTGAGCATGTGAGAAGCATCATACGTCTGCTTTATGATGATCTTATCATCCTCAAACGTATACTTCTCGCTAACTTTGGTAGACGTATTAGCCATCTTCCCATGCCTCATTTACATCAGGTGTGCTTGGGTCATCTGCTTTTAGTGTACCATTTGCATTTCTAGCACGCTTCTTCTTTGCAGGTTCTTTGCTTGTTTTTACTTCTTCTGCTTCCAATATTTCTATTGCAGTTGGTCTCATTGAAATAATCTTTTTTATTTCTTCTTCTGGTAGATCAACAATGTCACCATTTCTGGCTATACCCTGTGACGTTGACATGCTTTTCATTTTTACCTGTATTCTCATTTTTAGCTCCTTGTGTAAGTAGGGGCAGTTGCCCACCCCTACTATATACTATTATGAAGTTGTATTATCGGCAATAAGACCGTTAGCAGCTTCATTCTTAGCGCAGAGTGTTAGCTCAGTCACAACTTGTCTAGTTGTGTTATCGCCTGTTTTCGCTAATGCAACGTTTTTGGTTGGACGTAGCACAGCGATTTCCCACATATCATCCTGCATGATGAAAACGTCACGAGAACGGTTCTCACGAGAGGGCATGAACTCAATCGTTCCCCAAGGGGTGACATACACTGCGAGAGATTTAACAACAGTTTCATCACCAGCTTGTACTGCTGAGCGCTGATTGTTGTTGCCTGTGAAGCCTAGAGCAACATTCATTTGAAATGCTGAAATATACACAGTGTCTGGATTACCGCCATTTTCCCAAATTGACTGCATAACAGTATCAAACTTGGCTTGAGTAAATGCAGTTGGAGCACCACTATCTGTACGTGCATCTGTTCCATCACCAGTAGCGTTCGCACCTGATGAAGCAGAAACAAAGTTCACGTTAGTAGTCATCCAAACAGGCGCACCAGCTAACTCACGCGCAGTTGTAGCATTACCTGCAACTTTTGCGTTGTTATCGAAAAGTGCTTTTTCGATGTCTAGCTTTTGCTCCTTGGCGATCTTCAAGGTCTGATATGCAACCTCACGCGCACGCCCTGCTTTATCCAGACCTTCATCAGTATCTGGCACAACAACCGCATTTTTAAAGATTTGCGTTCTGTTGTTAAGCCTGCTGGTTGCAGTCATCGCAGATGCTGCAGTTGCGTCACCTTCGATGTGTGCGTTTGCCGCGCTTGAACGTAATGCGTCTGTTTGCCATTCCACCAAAGTATTACTCGCAGTAGTTTTGCGAGATTTGGTATGAAATGGAGTTTCTTCTGGGGAGATGTTAGTGATAATATCACTCAAATCTTCCCGAATCCCGACAGCATCATAACTGTCGAACGTATTGCTTGGCTGAGCCATGTTTTGTTCTCCTTAGAACTAAAGGTTAGAGTCAATCATCAAGCCAATAGCATCATCTATTGAACCTGACTTGCGCAACTTTTGCTGCGCTTTACTACGAGTTGCAGCTTGACCATCTGTTCTGCGTTTAGCACCAGCTTTTACGACAGGTCTGACATTTTCACCTTTTGCCTTTGCTTTACCCTTGTTGGCTTGTAGCTGACGCCACTTGCTTGCATCGTTTAAAGCACGAACATAGCGGTGATCTATGACATTCGCCATTTCATCCTCGCTAAATCCATAAGACACACCAGTATCAACCAAATTCTTCTTGATCCTATCGCCCTTTTCGGGATGGATAATATCAGGAATATGCT